TCTCTCTGGAGACTTACCGTGTTCTTGCCTCCCCATCAGCTTCTGCTTTCGATGGTTCGGACCGCGAACGACGGCACCCCGCGACCCTGTCGCGCTTTCCGGGCCCGCACACTCTCCTATGTGCGCCAGGCCACTTGTGAATGGGCGTATGTCTTTGGACATCCGACGCCCACAGTCGACCTTGACAGCTCGTCCTGCACCTCTCTCGGGCGGGCTGTTAAGGGGCTCCTTTCTGACTGTCCTTCTCGGGCGGTTGAAGAGGTCCTTGCGTGGCAAAGTATCAAGAAAGCTTTACCAGCTTCTTGCAAATGCATGGAACGTCCTCTTTTAGAAGGAGTCGTCTCCGGTTTCCGGTCGAGTGCCGTTCCTCTCCCCAGTGGCTATCTTCACCATGTCCGCGTAGAGACTCGTCGTCTCTTCCAACGCGGGTGGTCCAAGAAGTACTGGGAGAAGAACGTACTCAACTGCTCCCCTGGTCTCTCCTCGACTGTCGATTCTCCTCGTTCTCACGGCGGGATGTGCAACGATTGGAAGTTTTCTCATGAGCGCTTCCTTTCAACCTGCTTGCATTCCCAGCCTCCGTATGAACCCCTCGATAGTGACTTAGCTTGTGAGTTGATGGTTGTCCAGTCTGCTGGGAAACCTAGAGCACTCACTAAGTTCACTAGCGAGTCACTGTTACTTAAACCCCTCCACGACTCCATTTATGATCGCCTTAGGGCTTTCAGGTGGTTGTCCGTGGGTGATGTTAGTGACAGTACTCTCTCGAGGGCGGGGTTTCGACGCGCGGATGGCGAGGTCCTCACTTCTGGCGACTATAAGTCTGCAACCGATGGCTTGTCTATTGAGGTTGCCGAAGTGATCCTGTCTGAGATCCTCTTGGCTTCTGAGGTACCCGAACACCTTCGCTCTTTGTCAATGCGTGCCCTTAGGCCATTGATCTATGGAGCTGGTGTCGACGGTGTACGCCCGAAGAGAGGACAGATGATGGGCTCCTTTCTCTCCTTCCCTCTTCTTTGCTTGCAGAATCGTTTGGCCTTTCTCTGGGCTTTTCGTGCTCTGCCTGATAAGGGTAGGAGTCTTCCTTGCTTGATCAACGGCGACGACATTTTGTTTCAGTCTGGCTTTGAGGCCTCTCAGAACTGGATGTCTGTCGTCGGTGATTTGGGCTTGGAAGTGGAGCGGACTAAGACGTCCGTGGATGCGGAAGTGGGCACTCTCAACTCCACACTCCTGCGCTACGTTGGTGGCGACCTTCGGGTCGTCCAGACGCTGCGCTGGGGTAGGTTGAAGCCTCAGGAACTTCCGCATTCGATGGCGACCAACTTTCGGTCCTGGCTTACCGGCTCGATTCCCTCCAATAGGTTTCGTGCCGGGGTAGTCTTCTTTAAGCGTTATGTCTCGCTCCTTAGGTCAACTCGTTTGACCCTTGTGGAGTTAGGCTTTCGCGGAAAGTTAGCTTACCGTCTTGCCAGGATGTTTAAGTTGGCGTCTGTAGGAGAGGGTCTTCTCGTCCCTCATGTCACCGTTGGACATAACGCTGTTCCGGCCGCGTTGTGCACTGTGTGTCCTGAGGACGAGGTGGAGAGTACCCTGATAGAATTAAACGATCGCGAGACTGCCGCTTGGAAGTTCTCGTTTCGTTACAGTCAGTGGTTCGAGCGAGCTCGGATCCTTGACTGTCTTCGTCTTAGTTCTGTCAGGGCGGAACCCGTCCCTCGGTTCTCGACTGTTGAGTACGCTCGTTGTCCAGAGTTACGTTGGAGGCTTACACCTCCTTCGTGGTCCTCTGTTCTACGCGCGTTTCTCCAGCCGCCGAGGGAGACTGTGAAGGTGCGTTTGATCTTCGACTCGTTGTTAGTTACGAGAGATCACTGCGCACCACCGCCTTATGTGGCGTACACGGGCCCGGAGCAGGAGTCGCCCCCTTATGGGGTTTCAGAAAAGAAAGAGTGAGTTAGCCATGGTTGTAGTGGTTGGCGACCGGAGGGGACAGTACATCTGTCCTTTGGGTTAGTAGTATTGCAGGAGACGGTCCGTCGGCATTGTCCCCACGAGCGAAAGGCTCGCGAAGGGTTGTCGTCGTATCTCGGATGAGGCAGACTGGTATACCACCGTAGCCGTAATCCTGCACCTTATTTTGTCGGGATAGTACCTAGGGAACGCAACGGGGCGGCGACTGAGGAGTCGTGGCTTGTCGCGCTAGTACGGGGAAATCCCTCAATAAGGCGGAATGCGAAAGACAAAGGAGAGTGATCTGAAACTAACCGGAAAACAGTTCCCGGCGCGGCGTGTGCTTCGAACGGTGTGGCGCTCCTTCGGGAGGTGAGCTGCCGGCCCTGGTGGCTGTTCAAGCGTACGTTTAGCGGCGCAGGAGTTAGGTAGATTCGGGCACGAAAGTGGCCGAGGAGCTATCCTACATTGCAACCTAAAGCGAACTCACTCGACTCAGGACGTAGGCTTTACATGCCGAACCTGACAAATGAAAGGACC